GTAGACAACACATGCTTAGTTTCCATGTCCACTATTACACATCCAACAGACCTTGAAGGGCAAGTAGATCTAGTAGCTACCAAAGTAGCCATACGAAAGAAATACGTATCCCAATTAGGCCTGTTCTCTACCCCCATCAAATTATCATCACCCATAATCACACATCCTTTCTAAAAATCAAATCGCTATATGGAATATCCCACTCGCGCAACCAGCGCTCCGTTACTTCTCTGAATTTTGGATCCCTATCCGTATGAATGCAAATATCGAAACCCTTACCAAACCACTCATTAATATAATACCAAGCATCCATATAGGGCATAACATTCAAAAACGACACTTCTGTAGCATCGCTAACATACTCATCCGACTGAGACCGCAAGGCTTCTCCCCAATCGACAACTGCTTCATCTAAGTCGAATCTCATTAAAGAACCCATAACCAACCTTTCCGAAGTAATGCGGGGAGAGGGCTTGCACCCTCCCCCCGACACTACTAACTGTTAATCTTCCTACCAACCGCCACCGGATGAAACGAGTTCACCAGTAGTGTAGAACGATTCCTGCTGCTCGTAAGGAATAACCTTATAAACAGCATTCAAATCATGCATTTGAAGATTCCTAATGTTGTCAGGCTCATCACCAGACTCTAACGGAATCAACGTATAGCTTGTATCTTGAGGACCGCTACCAACGCGACTGAACTTATAATATCTATCAGTCATGGTGCCGTATGTTTCTGCATACTCAATAACGGTCTTCCCAATATGCCTAGGATTCGTCAGAGTAGTTTCAATGATACGAGGCTCCCATAGTCCCGGTTCAACCTCAACAGCAACGTTGATTAAAAGAACCGGACGAGGCCTCCACCGTTTGTCACTGACAATCTGCTCAGTCGCCCAACAACGATAATCATACTCTGCAACGCCAACAGTGCTCATAGCCTTATACTTCCAATTAACCGGGGAAGTGACTACTGGCACCATAAGCGCTGTACCATGTTCATCATCGAAGTTTGCCCCATCCTCTGTAAGCTCCTGACGGAAACGAATCTTGAAATTGTCTCCATCACGAAGGTAAATAAACCTCTTACCCGTACCAGAGGAACTACTGGACTCTTCAATAATCTTCTTCATATCTGCAAGTGTACTATAACTTTTCATATTTTCTCCTAATATATTAATGGTTTTTTGTTTTGTATTATGTTATTTATTTGCTTACTATTCAAATCAGCGGCATCCTTGAAACCTTCTGGACATTCTGCCAGATACATTTCCTTTCCGCGCACCGACTCCATTATAGCATCTTTCATGGCCGTACCGGCGTCATCATTATCTGGAATCACTGTTATGCAATCAAAATAGTTTTTCACTAATTGAATTTGATTATCAGTAATGATGGCACCAAGAGTTGCCACGACATTCGGGTAACCAGATTGATGCACTTTGAGTGCATCCAGACTACCCTCCACGATGATTACATCATCATAGACCTTAGCATTGTTTAAGTTAAATAAAATATTCCTCTTGGGAAATCCTGTACTGTACAGGTACCTTGGAATTTGCTCTTTGGAAACAGCTCGACCTATCAATCCTACCAATTGAAAGAATTGATCTCTGGCTGGAATGACCACCCTGTTCTTAATAGACGAGTAGCCAACCTCGAAGTATTTTAACGTTTCTAAGCTAAATCCCCTGTCTATCAATGTCTCCAATACGTTCTTATTTACCTCATAGTCAATTTTACATTTACTTAATTGCTCTTCAGCATCCTCCCCCGTGTCCACCTCTTCTGATTCATATAATATTTTATCAACATAGTCTCTTGAAACATAGTCGGTAGAGCGATAGTCCTCGTTCAATAAAAGTTTCTTGAGTGATCTAATACCTCCACGCTGATTGCAGTCTGGATTAAAACACTGCCACAACCCTGTGTATCTGTTGATAGAAAAGGATGGCGTATTCATATTAGAATGAAATGGACAATACGCCACTATCTCAGAGCCCATTTCACTTATAATAGAAACAGCGCCTCTATGTAAGATATCTTTAATGGAAGTTTCAAGAGATTGCATGAATCTGGTACTCAAAAGTCTCAGTTTCTGGTAGATACGCCCACTCAAATTTAAATTCTGAGGCTTCTAATCCCTCCCCTCGCAACTCATCAGAAATCTCATCAATAATCCAAGGCTTAAGTCTAATGATAGTCTCAACATCCTTGGCAATACCATCATAGGTTTTAACTATTTTAGACACCCCACTCTTCCTTCCATTCTCCAGTATTCAGATCCCAATTCAAAAAGAATCCAAAGTGTGTAGAGCGCCGCACCTTCCTACTAACCACCTGAAATATATTAGAATCCATCTCGCGATGTAGAGACAGAACTAAGTCAGCATCATAAGCCAATTGCTTGCTCCATGCAACTTCCTCCAACTCAGGGGGACGTTCAGAATGACCATCCTGCATAGTAACGGCAGCAACATCAATAATAGCTACATTGTTCTTGACAGCCATACGCTTAAACGCCTTAGACAGATTCTTAGCCTTCTCCGTCTCAGACTTAGCACCACTGGCATCATCAAACAATCCATGATAATCAAGAATAACCAAATCTGGACTATACTGATCAATCTTAGCCTGAACCAAGTGCTGATCAGCAACATCTAATCCATCAGAAGTAATCAAATAGAACGGATGCATATCTGTGAACGTATCCTCGGCCCACTTCTTATATGAATCCACAATCTCCGCATCTGGCCTAACAAGATCAGAATGGGTAAAGAACCCCCTGCCCTTATTAAGAAGTGTGTCAATCCTCTGAGCCTCCTGCTGCTTATTCATCTCTAATGAAATAATCATCGGGCGATAACCAGCCAGCCAAGCATTGACAGCAAACAGACGAGCAACGAAACTCTTACCCACACCTGTCCAACCAAGCAGAATCACAAAGTCACCTGCCTGCCATCCACCAAACTCAGCATCAATCACAGATATACCGCTAGGTACACCTACAATACCATGATTGTCGCTCTCAGACATAACCTTCAACTCATCAGCCCTATCTTGCCATTCACCAACCAAATCTGTATCCTTAAGATTGGTAGAATCCTTGACCAACTTGTTCGCACTAGATAGCAAAAAGTTTAAAGCGGTCTTAGGACCGCCATTCTTAAGCATTTCATGCGTATTAACAATTAACTCTCTAGTCTGAGCAGACATAGACTCTTGCCGTGCTTGATCAATATAGTAAGCCAAAGGCTCAGTTGTAGTCAAGTATTCAAAGTCAGGGAAATGAGACTTTATTTCAGTCTTTGCTGGTGTCTTACTATGCTTATCATAATGTCCAGCAATAAAAGCCCAAATATCCTTATAGTTTAAAAATACTTGACCTACATTTTCACTCTGACAGGAAACATAATCACCGGAATCTAATACTGCGTTTAATAGTTTAACTTCATAATTCACTTTCGCTGATCCATTCTCTCTTTTGTTTTCTCGACAATTGACAAAAACTTCTCTCGTGACTCCCTCTCTGAAATTGCTTTCTGAATTATAGACGGTACTTCCATTGCAAAACTAAACACTAAAATTGGACTAGCATATTTCTTAATGTATGCATTAGCACACTCTGCTAAATCATCATATCTGTACGCATCAAGTAAACTATCAGCCACAGCCTCCTCTCTACCTATATCAGGTAAAAAAAACTTATTTGCTTCGGCTGACAACTGACGCAATAACTTTATCAGGTCCGCTCCAGTTTGTTTCTGAGACATCCTCTATCCTTTTCCAAGTACTCATCAGCATGTCAAATCTCGACATTCCTGCATACACACCAATCGTTGGCAAGCCTACGGTGGAAGCATACTCTCCACTAATGGCACTTACTATACACGGTATGTTTACTTCACACTCGCCACAAAGCCCCTTGGCCTTCTCCACTTCGACATAGTTATCACTAATCCACCAATCAGGATGGTCATGATTCCTACATACAGCAGAGGACTGCCAATTAGCAAATTCGCCAGTGTTATCAAGCATTTCCCTTATCAATTTCAGCCAATTTTTCTTCAAGCTGAGAGTCGACTGTCTCCCACAACTTATTCCATAACTTCTCATCTTGAGGATCACCGGAAATCTTTGCACCAGCGTCTAATCTCATAGACTCATAGTTGCCTAAATTCTTTGTAATTCCAATAGATACCCAAACATGATTATCTTCAACCTCACTCATGATATTCCTTTCTTTGCTTTCCTGAGTTTGTCCATCAGGTCTGAACGTGAGTATACACGATTTTTCGGCGGTCTGCCGACTTTTCGAGAATTAAAAAAAGACTCTATAACTCGAACATCGTCAAAAGTATAGTATCTGCAGTCATTATTACTATATCGAAAGCGGCTGGCGGTGGGCAGTAGGCCAGAACGTTCATAGTCCCTTATGGTGCCTACTGCCCTCCCAACCATTTTAGCAACTTCTCCTATAGTAAATACACGATTGCGAAAAAGAGCCGATCCTTTATAATCATCAATAAATTCCAATCCAGTATCTAGACGCCTAAACAATATTTTACTATCTCGCTTAAGGTACTTCACAGCCTTAACGACTACTCCGTTGTCTAAATAAAATCCCCGAACTTGGGCATTTATTTTATTAGCAAATTTATCTAGATCGCTCATTTAACAAACGTTCATACAGTTTCTTTTTATCTTCTTCCCATTGCTCTATGTAGGGCTCAGCCCTCCATCCACACATCAAACATGCAATCTCAATTGTACTTCTAAATGTTGGTCCTTCCATGACCCTGCCGCTACAACGCGGACACATAAGATTAACCTTGATGCGCCTAGATGCTTTCATGTCTAACTCACTGTGGAAGCGTTAGACGGATCTCCAACCTTAGAAGCAGCAATGCTCTTAAGGGCAGAGATTAAAGCACCTGCACCGGCCACGCTTGCCGCCTTAGTAGACGACAAATCTGTAACCGTAAACACAGCTAAAAAGCTTTGAACCGCAGTCCAAATTGCTCTTTCAATAATATCTTTGTATAAACCCATTATATTCCTCCTAGTCATCTAGCCAGCATGTATACTCTGCAGTCACAATACCCTTTTCGGGATGCACAAACTGTAAGTGCTGTGACGGCCGACCTACTGCCGCTAGTTTTTCAATAGCATATTCATTAGTAGACTCAGGACTACCTGAGATCCTACATTGGACTGTATTAAATGTCATCTTAGTTGGCGTATGCCAATGTCCAAGCATCACATCTTTAAAGTCCTCAGTGATAGCCCCAACTTTCCACCCAAATATTTTCTTTTGAAATGGGTAGAAGGATGAGAAACTTCTAAACTGGTCTCCGTGACACAATAAGCAACTATACTCACCAATTCTGTCAATAGCATACCAGTTGCCTTCCCCTCGTCCATCCGGAATGTCAAAAGTAATTCTTTCTTCATTCGCATACACGAGGTCCATTATCCTGTAAAGCATCCTATCTGCATTTGTTTCAGGATCGTGGTCTCTGCGCTGCCTACCACCAATAGCGCCATGATTACCAATGACAGCGGTGACAGTAACATTCCTAAAATTAGCCAACATCTTATTAAAGAACGATGTCATAATTCTAGGTCCATCGATAGTAACCTGACGATACAGGCCGCCATCAATAAGAAAACTCTGACCGGGGAAAATAAGCTCCCCTTCAACAATATCTCCAAGCACCCAAACATGAATATCTTTCACAGGGTGATCCGCTCTTTGAATCTCAGTCAGATCAATAACCTTATCGGCATATTTACCGATTCTCTCTTCGCAAGTTAAAGAATCATAATCAGGCGTAACCTTAGCCAGTTGCCAATCTGACAAAACCGCTACGGCTACTTCTTCACCCTTAGTCCTCCTGTCGCCAATAGGCGAAGTGGTCGAAGGAACCTGATACCTACCTACCTGATCCGTAACTGCACGATACACGGCAGCAGACAGATCATCCTTTTTCGTCTTAATCTTTTCATATTCTTGAACAAGCTTAGTATAGGCAAGCTTCAACTCTACTTCATCTGTTATTTTTAAATCATCCATAGGGTTGTTAGGTACGCCAAAGTCGTTTAATTCACGACGATGGCTACACACTATATTATACTCCTGCTCCTTTCGGCATCGCGGATCAGCATATTTTTGATTATGGCTATTAG